CTGACGGCTGTGGCGGACACTTCCATTTCCCGCGCCACGGGATCTTTCATTACCGATGGCTGGGTGGCGGGGATGAAGTTCATCACGAACGTGAACGCCGCCGCCATCACGGTCGTTACGGTTTCTGCCCTGTCGATCACCGTCACCGGGACTCTCACCGTCGGGGCGCATACGTCCATGACCAGCATCAACGTCAACCTCATCACGGTTTCCGGTTCCAACAACGCCTTCTACAACACGATGATGTGGAACGGCGGTTCCAACGCCCTCGAAATCGGTGGCGTCGTGGTCTCCGGTGCCCGGAACTACTTCGGCAACTGCCACATCGCAGGAGCCATGGGTGCGGCCACCGCCGCCACCAACTATAGCCTGAAGCTGGATGCGGCTGAAGAGGCCTGCTTCGAGGGCGGAACCATCGGGTCCGATACCGTGGCGCAGGGCAACAACGCCGCTTCCGAGATCCTCCTGAGCGGAGCCGTTGCACGCAACAGGTTCCTCGGCGTGGAGGTCCAGGGGTACGTGACCGCAGGAACCGCCCACGGCGCGATCAAGAGCGCCAGTACCTCTGGTGGTCGCCCGACGGCTTTCCGTGGTTGTCTGTTCAATTACGCTCTGTCCACGGCTGTCCCTGCGGCTCTGCACATCGTGACGGGATCGACCGACAAGATCATCCTGCAGGACTGTGCCTCCGTGAACGTGACCGCCAACGGTACGCAGTTGTTCAACAACGTCGGTGCCCCGACTGCCGCAGCTGCGGGTGGACTCAGCACCACGGCGTAGTAAAGGTAGGGCCCTCCTCCGGTATGGAGGGAGGGCTCTTTTCTTTCGTGGGGATTTAGGAGAATCAAGTGAAAATCAAGTTCTTTGGTAACGGCCATGTATGGGACCCGGGCAACAACAAAACCCTCTGTTCTTTTGTTGGAGGGGAATATGCTACAGACAAACCGGAAGAGATTGACATCTTGCGGAAGTGCAAGTTCAGGGAAGAGGTGATTTCGGCTCCCGCGCCTGTAGTTGAAGATCCAGCTCCTGTCGTGGAAGTCGTTGTCCCCGCTCCGGCTCCTCCCCCGGTGGCGGAAGTTGTCACTTCCGAGCCTTCCGTAGTAAGGAAAGACCCGGAAGTTCCGGTCGAAGCGGAAGCGTCTGCTTCTGTAGTAGTGAAAGCCCCTGCCGCTGAAGCCCCCCACCAGCCCAAGTTTGTCAGGAAGAACCTCCAGAGGAGACCCTAATATGAGCGCCCCCGAACGAACAACGGAAATTCTGGAGGGGGCAAGAGACGCCTTCACCGGAGCCCTCGGAGTCATGGATAACGACCACAGAGAGATACACGAAGGGAAGAGCTTCAGCGTGATCGGGAATACGGGATCTCTGGCTGCCGCCGCCGTGTACGTTGTCACTCTGTTGACTCCCGTAGCCTCGGCAGGCAAGTACATCCATCTTCGTCCCGCCAAACTTCTGTCCACAGCCAATCTCCTGGCGGTGCAAGTGTACGAGGGCACCTCCTCGACCGATGGCTCTGCTTATATTCCCATAAACCGCAACAGGAATTCCTCCAATCTTGCTGGTACTGTTGTCACGGTGGGCGTAGCCAATCCAGTTTACGGAACCATCGTAGGGCAGGATGGAGCGGGCGCTGCGGGTACGGGTAATGCTTCAGGAGGCTCCGCAGGAGGAACACAGGAAATCGTTCTGAAGCCGGGGACCCTTTACCTCGTGAAGTTCACGAACATCGGAGCGGCCACTGCCACCACCGGGTATTTCGACCTTCCTTTCTACGAGGAATCCAGGGGCTAACCGTGAGCGCTATGGAAAGGGTGGCGGAACTTACAGAGAACTCCCGCTCTTTCTCCGGAGACGCCAGCAGGACTACAACCTACGCCGACGATTACACAGTAAGAGGAGCAGGCTTCCTGCTTCAGAAGAACTTCACTATCCTGACAGGGGCCTCCCTTCTTATTTTGCTGGACTACACAACGTTGGTTGGACTGAACAAAGTAGTGTTTCTGCGTCCCGCACAGTTTTCTACTACGAGTGGCCCCGTCACCGTCATTGTCTACAGAGGAACAAACTATTCGGGCGGGACCTTGCTCCATGCATACAATCTGAATACGATAATCGGTGGGGAGTCCAAGTTGACTTTGACGGAAGGGCCTACCGGAACAGTCAAGGGAGAGTCGGCGCTGGAATGGCTCGTGGGGACAGGAAGCACGAACCAGAGCAGCGGAGGCGGGAGTACTCAAACGGATGTCAACATCATAAGGCCAAATTCAGGAAAGACACTCATGGAAGTGGTGAACGGTTCAGGGAAAGACATCATATTTAACATAAGCCAGATATTGTTTGAGCTTCAGTTCTAAGCTGTGGCTATTGTCCGCATGCGGTTTTTGTGCTAAACTTCCTTATCAGTAGGAGATACTTATGGCTTTTGTCGTTGAGGATGGCACAGGAATTTCGACCGCGACGAGTTATTTGGCAGTAACTGCCGCCGACACATATCACGCGGATATGGGGAATACCGCATGGGCAGCCGCCCTGACGGCTGACAAGGAAACTGCCCTCGTGCGTGCCACCCGATCCCTGGATTCCCTGTATTCCGGGCAGTGGCGCGGCGAGAAGTTCTCTTACGCGCAGGCCCTCGACTGGCCCCGAAGCTATGCCTACACCTACCCCGAGGAATTCGAACTCACAGGCGTCCCTGTCATCCTGAAGAACGTGACGGCGGAAGCTGCTCTTATCGAACTTGCAACTCCCGGAGCACTTCTCGCTTCGCGCGATAGAGGAGGGGCGGTGAAGAGCGAGAAAGTGGATATCATCACCATAGAGTATTTTGAAGGCGCGTCTTCCGCCACCGTGTACCCGACGATTGCGGCCATGATCTCCCCCCTCGTTGTGGGTGGAAGAGGGTCTCTGTCTGTTTTAAGGTGCTGAGATGCAATACGCGAAGATAAAAACCAACGTGGCTCAGAGGCTCATCAATAAGAACGGGAAGGCTGCTTCTTTGCAGCGCCCCGGAACTTCCGCAGGCTATACAAAGACGTGGAACGCGGGGCAGAGCCGGTATCAGTGGGAGAATAACACGACCCATGTCATTGTGTACGTTGATCCGGCTACTGCGGTGACTCTGGTGGCGGGGCGTGTGGTTGAGAGCAAGTATGAGGCCACGGAGATTGACGGGACTTCGATAATGTCTTCTGACAGGAAGTTCATAACTTCAGACCTCACAGATCCGACTACGGCGGACAAACTGGTCTTAGGAAGTGTTGTGCTAAATATCGTTTCTGTAAAGAGTTTGCAGCCGGGAGAGGATGAAACCTCGGGAGTAGTTACTACGATCCTGTGGACGCTTCAGTGCAGGGCGTAGGGTGGAGTATCTGTTGTTTGCTCTTTTTGTAGGGGGGATCAACGGAGCATTGGTTCTGTACTTCTGGCTTGTTCTATAAGGCAATAATGGACGGGGGAGAATTGCAATGGAAAGCAACATAGGTCAATTTCTGTTGCAACTGGATGCAATGAAGCTGAAGCTCAAGAGCATCCCGGATGAGGTGGCTAGGAGGAGCTTCATAATTTTGATGGATAAAATTATTTCAGAAACGCCCATCGATGAAACAGACCCCGACGATGTTACGGCAAGAGGTGATTGGAATGCAGAGGCTGGTTCCGAACCTTCGGAAGTCCATCGTAACGACCGTTCCGGAGAGGCGGCGAAAGCGGCAGTCAGAGCAGCGGCAGCAAGTTGGAAGCCCTCGGAAGGAGAGTCCGTTTTTGCTTCCTTGTACAGCGAGTATGCTCAAATGTTGGAGTATGGGCAATATCCAAGCCCCAGCAAGACGGGGCGTACTGTCGGAGGCTTCAGTTCACAGGCGGTCGCTGGATTTGTTCGAGTAAATGCCCTGACGTGGGATACTATTGTAGCGTCCGAAGCAAGAAAGTACCTTGCAGGAGCATAATCTGGAGGGTCTGAATGGGCCAGCAATCTGATATCGACGGCGCTCTGATCGCACATTTCTCCGCCTTGGGATACGATGCTTATACCTCATATCCTAACGGTCCCAGCGTGGATTTCCCTGTCACCCAAATGAATTACGCCGTAGATATTCTCTACGCCCAACCCGTCGCCGCAGGGCTCTTCCCTCAAGCCGCAGATAGGCACAAGGGATTTTTACAGATCACGATCCGGGTCCCGAAGGTTACGGTCGATGGAAACCCGGCAGGATTGTATGATGGTTTCGTTGCGGCCAACACCATAGCGGCGGCATTCAAGCGCGGGACTTCGATTGGGTATCCGACGGCCGCGCCTACACAGTACGTACACATGATGACTCCGGGAATTCGTCATTTTCCAAAAATTTCTGACTCTTGGTACGGGCTTATCGTAAGCGCGGAATTCTGGGCGGATGTGTACGCATGAGTATCGAGGAAATTGTCAGGCCGTATGGGATTATTTATGCGGCGATCAATACTGTTACGCAAAAGTACTACATTGGAAAAACCGTGCGAAAGTTAGCACAGCGGAAGTCTGCCCATCTATCTGTTAGTAAGCGGGAATCTACGAATAGATTTTACAACTCAATTAGAAAACACGGTGCGGATGCTTTTTCTTGGTTTGTTGTAGACTACGCAGATAATGAGCAGGATCTTTGTGATAAAGAGGATCAATGGATGTGGGCAACAAACTCTCTGCATCCCATGTTTGGGTATAACTTGAAAACAGATTCTTTTGGTGCGGTGAAAGGACGAAAGATGCCGAAAGAGTTCGGAGAGGCTATAGCAGAAAGAAAAAGAGGTGTTCCGAGAACTCCTGAGTGCAGAGCGAAGTTGAGCAAGGCGCTAAAAGGAAGAAAACTGCCTTTGGAAACCAGAGCCAAGATGAGGGAAGCAAAGAAAGGAACAAGGCCCTCTGAGTTTTGTATGGAGAAAATGCGTCTCTTTACACCGACAGAAGAGCAAAAAGCTCTGCGTAGACTTCGTAGGCACAGCGAAGAATCGAGGCAAAAAATGTCTTTGGTGCGGAAAGACTACTATAAAGAACATCCTATGTCAGAGGAGCAACTTAAACTTTTTCGTGAAAGATTTAGAAAAAGCAATGGAAAACCTGTGCTTTGCGTTGAGACAGGGGAGGTATTTGATTCTTTGGTAGCTGCAGCGGAGAAGTATGGTCCCGCTTCAGGAAATACTTATGGGCTTCTTCAGTGCCTTAAGAAAAGATGCCTTACATACAAGAAGCTACACTGGAAGTACAAAGCTAAGGAGGACTCGACTCTTGCTATTACTTGAAACTTCTAGTATACTTTCATTTGACCCGGTTATTCCTAGGGGTAGGCTTCCCGCCTACGTATTTACAGCGAATAAGTAGGCTTAGAGGAGAAATACCATGGCTATAGTTGAAGGTGTTGGAGTACAGATGTCCTATAGCCCGGAGTCTTCGTGGGCAGTTCCCACGTCTCCTGGAACGACCTATACCGTAGTGCGTAAGCAGGTAGGAGCTTCCATAGGTGAAGGAAGGACCGCCCTTACCACAGCGGAGCTGAACACGCGGCGTGCTCTGACTTCCGTTCGTCTTGGGGCTCATTCTCCTGCTGTGTCTATTCCTTTTGAACTCTCCTATTCCGGAGGAGCCGCCGCAAATGTGCAACAGTTCGACGACTTCCTTTGTTCGTGGATGTGTGCAGCGCAATGGACAGCGGCGGCGACAGCCATCGCTGCGCAGACCGTGACGGTGGGAACCCCCGCAGCCACGACTGTGTTCACCGCAGGGACTGCGGCTACGAATATTGCGGTGGGAATGTGGATTCGTGTATCCGGCTACAGTGGGGCACAAGCGCCCAACAACGGGTACTATCGTTGCAGCGCCATCAACTCCCTTGCTATCACCCTCGTAACCCCGAACTATGCGACCATGGTTGCCGGAGCCGCGCAGGGCACTGCAGTTGTCCTCCGAATCATGGCATACATCTCTCCCGGAACAACGGTGAAGTCTCTTGCGTTTGAAGAGGCTCTCACCGATACCGGTGGCTCCCTTGCCCTCGTCAAGATGGCTGTTGGATGTATCGCAAATTCGTTCTCGTTGACCATCAACCCCGATGCCATCGTGACCGGAACCTTCGAGTTCTTGGGCCGCGTACTCGGACAGGGAGCGACCCGGGCAGCTGCTGCTACCGACACTTCTGTGTACTCCACGATAGCCGCTTCTACTGTGTGGACACCCGCCGCCACCAACGCTGTCCTGACCTCCAACGACATTCTTGCCTACTTGATGCAGGACAACGTAGCGGTGGCTGTTGTGACGGCACTTACGATAAACGGGACCAACGACATAGAAGCCCTGCTTCCGGTCGGAGCCATGTACCCGTACGGCCTCGGAAAGGGCAATTCTGTTGTAAGTGGAACCATGAGCATCTTCCTCACCGACTCGACGTACTGGACCAAGTTCCGTGCGGAGACGATGGTGGGGTTGACTGTGCGCCTGATGGACCCGGATTATGGTACGGCCCTCACATCCGGGGACGGGAAGGGCTATTCAATTGACATACCAAATGTCAAGATTATGGGACTCACGGAGACCAAGGACCCAAAGAAGGTTATCCAAGAGGTCACGTGGTCTGCAATTGAACTGGCCACCGCCAACACCAACGGAGCCGTTACCGTGAACATGCGAGTTTCGAGGCTCGATCCTTCCGCGTAGTAAGTAACTCCCCGGGGCCTCCGTATGGAAGGCCCCTATTTCCTCCCCTTATAAGAAAGGAAGTGTCATGGATTTCAAGTCTTTCAACACCGAAGAGTCAAGCGCCGAAGGCACGTGGATGACTGTAAAAGATCATCTGGAAAACCCCCTGGACGCGATGATCAAGGTCCTCGGACCCGACAGCAAAGAAGCCGCAGCCATTGATATCGAAGCCGAGCGCGAGAACAGCCGGAAGCTCGGGGATATGTTTGCCTCCCGCGCCGCTGCGGCCAAGAAGCCCGAAGCCCCCCTCCCTGTTGACAAAGAGGCCACCGAACGTGTGGAGCGTGACGTTGCCCGTGCCATCAGGCTCACGAAGGACTGGAAGAACATTTCTTGGGGCAAGGATGAGCTGAAGTTCGACAAAGCCAACGCCACGATGCTGTACACCAAAGTACCAATGATCCGCGAGCAAGTTCTTGAGTATTACAAGTACCGCAGCAATTTTATTGCGCCCGAACCGAAGAGCTGACAGAAGCGGTTCGGGGCAAGTTCACCCTCGATTACCCGAGGAAGGACGGAAACACCCTGCGGAGCACACTTACTTCTGTCCGCAGGCAACTCCCTTCCGGAGTTGATAGCGGGTCGGTGGATGACCAGCTCGCGCAGGATGTTCCCGTTCCCGAGGGCTTCGAGTATCTGTTCACCATATTCATCAGGTTGCGGGGGTCCGAGGGCGTATCGTTTCAGGATATCGCGGCCTATGAGACCGTGGCAGGATACAAATTGACGCCCGTGGAGATTTCTGCTATACTGTCCATGGATCAGGCGGCTTCTTCGGTGATCGGGGAGATCATGAAGGAGAAGTAGTGATTTAGTGCCGTAGGGCGGTAGGTTAGAGGGGAGGAGAACAAAATGGCGGATGCTTCCCTCCTTATAGAAATAAATGCAAAAACTGGGGAAGCCTCTGTCGCTGTCAAGACCCTTGAAGCCATGGCAAGAGCTTCCGACGGGTCCATAAAGTCTTTGGAAAGACTTTCTGCCGCCATGGCTAAAGCGGAAGGGTATGCCGCAGGATTCAACCAAAATCTTTTCCGTAATCAACTTGCACTTGAGAAAGTGGCTCTTGCTACCGCTCGAAGAACGGAAGCAGAGGCTCGGGGAGTAATAGCCACAGAGAAAGCGAAGAATGCTGCCGCTTGGGCTGCGGCTGAGCTGGCCAACTTGATTGCAAAGACGGATAGACTTGTATTAGGGAATAACAAGCTCTCTGATTCTCATGAAAAAGTAGCGCAAACAACGAAGAATTCCAAGAAAGATTGGACTGATTTGTTTTCCAGCCTTCTCAACGCAAGAACGGGCATGGATGGTCTTTTAGGGGGGATGCTTCGGCTGGGCACTGGGGCTTACCTCATGGTCCGTGGTATGCAGACATTGTTGAATCTGGTCAAAGCTGTTCCTGAGGCTTTGCTTACCGCTGCAGGTTCGGCGGAAAAAACCCAGATAGCCCTTGTTGCTCTTACCGGCTCTGTAGAGTCTGGTACCTTGGCATACAGCCAACTCTTGAAGTTGTCCCGTGAATCCGGGATCTCCGGAGACGCCGCCAAAGACACCATAGTCCGTATGCGGGGCTTTGGCGTAGCAACCAACGAGCTGATTCCTCTTATGCAAAAGATGACTATAGCCACGCGAGGCGATTCTGACGCTATGCAACGTCTCGGCCTCGTGTACGGGCAAGTTACACAGCAGGGAAGAACTTTCGGAGACGATCTTCGCCAGATATATAACACAGGAGTACCTCTTGCAGGAGCTATAGCCAAGGTACTCGACATTCCGGTGTCCCGCTTGCGGGAAGCGGGAAAAGAGGGAAAGATAACCGCTGCGGTTCTTGACGAAGCTCTCACCAAACTTACGGAGCAGGGAAGTCTTTTAGGAAATGCTTGGGAAGAGGGTATGAACTCTGCCATAAGCAAAACCAACCAGCTCAAGGAATCTTGGTCCCAGCTTCTTGCAACCACAGGTTCCGGGGTTCTGGAATTCTACAAGCCCGCTATAGAGTTCACCAAAAAAGCACTTAATGATCTGAACGACGCTATGCAGTTTGAAAAATTCCGCACAAATTTGCGAGAAGGTTTGGGGCTTAAAGGAATTGATATTGACTCTGCTCTCAGAGGTGGCGCAGCCGCACAATCAACGGCTATTTTGAATAGCCAAGCAGCTACAGGTTCATCCCAAATATACGCATCAAGGATGGCTTCCGACACAATCAACGCCAACCAACAGTTGCTTGAAGCCGTGCAACAAAACCAGAAGACCGCAGACAGCCTTGCCGCAATAGCAGAAAGACAGCGACTTCTTGGTCTTGGAGCCGCCACTCCCGCGCTGATGGCAGATGAAGCTATGGCAGCAATCAGAGCACGGGAGAAAGAACTCAAAGATCCGAAGCAGAGATTGTTGGAAGGTCTTAGGGACGATAAGGAAGTAGCCAAAGCCATGGTTGAGGCTATAACAAAACTCATTGATGAGGAGACAGCAAGAGCGGCGGCTTCTTTTGCCGGGGCTATCGTTCCTAAGAAAGGCATAGTTGGAAAGGGGGAGGGATTCACTGGAGTTCAGGACCCCCGGCTGAAGCCGCAGTTTGATTTGTTGAATTACTACACGGATATTGCGGATGCTACGAAAGGAACCAAGCCTCCCAAGACTCCCGGGGAACTCTTCAATGAACTCCTTCTCAAGTACCAGCAAGCAATAGCTGGGGAATTCGCCAATCTGGAACTTGACTCTGCTTACGACGACAAAATGTTCGAGATGTACAGAACCTTCATAGACTCCATAGAAGACTTGATTCTTAGCTCAGGAGCCGATGATTCTGTGCGTTCTTGGTGGGAGAAAGCCGCAGTAGCGGCTGCGGAGAATCTGAATGCTCCGATGCTTGGAATTCCGAAAGCAGTAAACCCTAATCCTAATATAGTTCCTCCCGGAAGAAATCCATGGGAACTTATCCCCGCCCTTCCCGAAGGGGAATCATGGTGGGCGGAAGAAGAGGCACAAAGACTTGCAGAGATGTATCAGGCAGTGGAGAACCTTAAAGGTGCATTAGGGGATCTCACCGCCAACGCAGGCCTTGACGCCCTCTTCGCCATGGGCGAACTCTTTGTCAACGGAGCGGCGGGAGCCGACGACTTTGCTGCAGCCATTGGCAATATCGGCCTATCCCTGTTGAAGCAGCTTCCGCAGATGTTCTTGGCGGCTGGTTTGAACATCCTCATCAATGACAGCAAGGACGCCCGAGGCTGGGGCCTCATAGCCATGGCCGCAGGAACCTCTGTAGTCTCGGGCATTGCCTCTGCAAATGCTGATCGGGGGGAAAAAGCGGCCACGTCCGGAAGTGGTGTGATTGCCAATTCCCTCGGAAACATCTACGGTTCAAGCGGCCTGATATCCGCGTTCGCATCCGGAGGCATTGTATCCTCCCCCACGCTGTTCAACCACGCGGGAGGCTTCGGAGTCATGGGGGAGAAGGGTCCTGAAGCCATCATGCCCGTGACAAGGACTGCCAGCGGGAAACTCGGAGTCTCCGCAGTAGGCGGCTCCACTTCCATTGTTGTCATTGACCAATCCACCCGGGTAAACGGAGTCTCCGCCACTACGGAAGAGACGACGAATTCCTCCGGGGGAAAGCAGATTCGTGTTGTCCTGCGGGATACTGTCCGTTCGATGATTGCCAACGGGGAACTGGATACGCAGTTGAAAACACGCGGGGTTCCGGGATTCGGGGGAGTACGACGCTCGTGAGAACACCTATAGTTTGTAGCCCCGCGCGGAAGATAAGGAGCGTATTGTATGGACTGGCCGTATGACCTTGCCGCGCGCCTGATATCGGGAGCCGAAGTCTCCGTACCAAATCTGGTACAATATTTCTCCTTCAACGTTGTTGCGGGAAGGGATGATTCGGGGTATGATGACGATGGCACCGTGACTTCCGTGACTCTGGTAACAGGGGTGAGTGGGCAGGGCGGAGATTTTACGAACGCGGCGTCGCGCATTTTATTGTAGGAGAGATACGGTATGGCAACACCTTGGGTCGGAACAAAGCCCGGATTATTCGTAAACGATTCTTATTCTCCTGTAGCGGTGGATGCGCCTAACCTGAATGCAATGGTTGATACGGTTGACAGATTGAATGAGCAGAAATCCTTGCTTGACGGCCTCATCTGCGCCCCTGCCCTCGGGGGCCTGCCGGAGTGGCCGGACGGGGCGAGTCCGACGTATTTGACCATCAAGTTCTCCACCGTTGATGGGTGGGCCACGATGGGCACGGATACAGTCGTGACTGCCGCATCCAATAAATTGGTGCTTACAGCAGGAGCTGCTCCGACAACGTTTGTCCGGGCGAACAAAGCCCTCGCAGTGTCGTCAAAAACCGTGCGCATTAAATGGGCGTGTGCACAGACGGACCTGACGACCTTGGAGATAGGGACCTCGGGAGCCGGGACGCACGTAACCAAATCCATCGCGGGGCAGACGAGCGGAATCACCGACATTACCACAGGCGCGAATTTCACCGACATTGAGGTACTTTTCAACTCAACGGGGAACAACACGAATCCGGTATACGTTTCGTTCATCTACATCGGCGACGGCACCTACTCCTCCCTTGCCCTTGATGCCTCGGGCTCAGGGAACCATGGCACGGTGTACGGCGCGACTCCGGTCGATACTCCTGCGGAGAGGGGGCTGAGTTTTGATAAACTAAATGACTATACGGCTACTTCTATTTTTGCTATGCCTTCAATATATACGTTCCGCGCCTTAATTATCAATTGCTTACAGGACGCTTCGAATATCCAAATGTTGTGTGGTTATGGCATCACCCTTAGCGGAAGATTGCTCTTATATAGAGTCGCAAACTCCAACTCGTTAGCCGTCGGTTGGTATAACGGGTCCGCCAATCAAACGGAAACCGTTACAAATGTATTCAGCAATGAGGAAGACGACACCGCTGATTTTTTGTTCTCAATAAATTGGACATCCGGTGCGTATGCCGTGTGGCTGAATGGAATATCTTTTGCAACAGGAACACTGGCTGGCGTGGTTAAACCTACAACGGGGTATGCGTTATACATAGGAGCCCAGCAAACACTTACCGCGCTACAGTGGTTTGGCGGAACCATCGCCGACCCCCGCATCTACAACCGCGCCCTGAGTGCGGAGGAAGTGTGGTCCCTGTACCAGAATCCCGGAGCCTTCAAGCCCAGCGCCATTATCGACGCGGCGACGGCGGTTCCGAATGCGCGCGCCGTCTACAGCAGTACAGGATTCCTCGCAAGCACGGACCCGACATCCATTGTCACAGCAGGCTCCGTAGGATACCAGACGGCGATAGACGTGGCAAGCGGAGGCACTCTGACAATGCCCGCAGGCTCCGGAACCTACTTCTGGACGA